GCGACGCGAGGCTTATCGGATGTAGCAAAGTCAGTTGATGTTACACCGATCTTGGTTCCTTTTAATGCCCGTGTCCCGGAGATTGTGGATATTGAAGCACCACCAGTGGTTACAGCTGGAATGTATGACATCCTCTGGACACTCGATCACCCGGATGTTGGTTTGGATATAGATGGCCTCATCTATGAGGGCGAGATCACGGGTGTGGATTTTGATGACGACCCTCCAGCGATCTATCAAGCGCGTTCGTTAGACATCAAACCTGAACTCCCTCCATTGCCGACGAATCCCGAGGATCCACCTGAAAATGTAGGGGGCTGGGAGTTGAGGCGTCCGGGTGTCAATAGCATCGCGACGAAGTTTTTGTTGCTACGATTCAATATGCCGCCGGGTGCATCAGGGCAATTCAGTGTCAATCCGAAACCTGATGCTTTCCGCCCTGTAACGCCATAATTCCTGTGGTATATTTCACAAGGTTATGATATAATAGGTAATATAAAAAAAGTTTTAAGGATACTGATGTTCAACGCACTCGAACCGATCTACAATAAATTCTTTGAAGTCCTTCAGCAGCGTTTTGCCGTTGATGCTTACGATAAGGCGCAAGCGAAGCTTCCGGCTGACGATAGGACCCCGAACCCGTTTCAGTCTGACGCTGAGAATCTCCTTCAGACGCTGGAAATGGGATTTAGCCTTCCCTTGACAGGTAAAACGATCGTCTCAAATGTGATGCCGTATGCCTCATTGGAATGGTGTGAAACAGAGAAGGTGGAGGGGTATCGGATGCCGGAGTCGTACAAATATGAGATTCGGTTGCCGTTGTTGATCATAACGCAAGCCCCGCGGATCGAATCAACGGGAAAGATCGAGACGCTCTTTCCGGGTATAGGTCGAATCACGGCATCTCTTGGTGGCTTTTTCTGGCGACAATTTCATACTGGACGTTTTTCTGAAGCCGTCCCTATAGAATTCGAGGCAGATGCATGGGACTGGTCGATTGTTGACTATTCAATGGATATCCGAAACCCTTTATTGGTCAGACCGAGCACAGATTCACCGTTATTACAGAGATTTCGTGATGCCTTACAGAAAAATCCGTTATGTCGTGGCACACAAATGAACTTTTATTTTCAGATAGAGGAGCGCAAACCGCTCTGATGAGAGGAGGAGACACGAATGGCTCAGGTAAATCCAGCCAACTACGGCACAAACGTCGTTGGGATTGTTGGTAAGCAAACTAATTTTGATACAAAGGTTATACAACTACCGACTGCTGTGAGTGGTGCGAAGATGCGAGCGGAGGTGATTGAGTTCCGTCCACCGATGACTTTGCAACCGCAGCGTGAATTTTACCGTGCCGATCGGTTGAAAGGCAGTCCGAGTCCTGATCCGATGGTGCCGGGTATGCAAATGGGTGGCGGCGATATAAACTTCTTTGCGGATCCGCATACGGCAGCGTTCTGGTTAGCAGAATTGTTGATGTATGACATCCTTAACTCGAAGGTGGGTTACAAGTTGCCGGCGTTGACAGACCCTCTATTTGCGGATTCGTCTTATACGTCTGGCACTGCATTGGCTGCCGTCGTTGCTGCGAATCAGCCGGGCAAGCAGCTTGCCGATGATTCACCTGTCACGGCAGTAAAGGGTTTAAATAATCTGTCTGTGGCGTTGCCGTCTGGATTGCGTGCTGTCCAGCTCATTTATACTTTTGGATCTACCGCGACGGGTGGGCGTACGATTGATATTGAAGGCATAGACCATAATGATACGCCGATCTTTGATCGTATTACGCGGGCAGATATTACGACGGATCGGGTTATGAAAAGCAGTCGATGGTTTAAAGACGTTACGAAACAGACGATTACCGACGGTGCTGGATCCACAAGTGGAACTGTGGCTGTTACGGGTGACCCGGAAACCTATTTCCATCGACTGAAGTTTTCCAAAGCGGTCAACGCTGGGTTAACAATTGAGGTTCATGAAGGCAACGCCGATACACCGATGACATACGCCGGTGCGCATATTGCCCGCGGTGTTTTTTCCATTGAACAGGTGGTGCGTGCGGCGTTCAGGATTATATCGAATCGTACGTTCCCGCGTCAAAGCATTACCGGGACACGACAAGGAACGGCACTCACGTCGACAAACGGCTTTAAGCGTGCGAAACCGAACTTTATCCCTGATTGGGGGATGAGTTGGGAAATTCTGGACGCGCCGGGTATTCCTTCAACATTGCTCGGACAACACCCGCTTGCAGGTGGGAACTTTATCATTGACAATACGCTTGGACCGCCGAGGACACGCTTCGCTGAAAGGACGGAGTATCCGAAAACAGTGAGAAAAGGCAATCGGGATCTGATGCTTGCGCTCCAGGTGGATCATCACAAGGATTTAGACTTCGATCAGTTTGTCGGTGCGGATTCTTTCAAATCTGTATTCTCCGCAGTAAGCCGTGAGTTTGGTCAGCGGTATCAAGCAATCCGATTCTCCGCAGATAATTCGCAGATCGTTGCCTTCCCGAGCCGTCCGATTATGGACCTTGCGGAAGTGATTGCGAACTTGGCGATCCGGATGAATATCGGAACCTCTGCGACAGGAAACGACGAAGCCACGCTTGAGATCTTTAACGATTCTGCTACGTTATAGGCTTCGTCAAATGACGAAGGGTGTAAAAACTGATAGAAAAAGGAGAAAATAGATGTTAGAAGTAGATGTTGCTGAAGAAGCGGCAAAAGCGAACGCTTTGAGAAATCAGGAATCTGGGAAAACGACGGTTGTGGAGATGCTTGATAACTATGTGATTGAAACCGTTACGCTCAAGAGCGGACGGGTTTTCGATATTGAGTCATTTCTTCCGGAGCATTTGATGTTGAATCTGAATTCTTCGTTGGTCAAGGAGTTCCTACAGGAAGGTGATAAGAATCACGAGGAGAGCGGCGAGGATCTGTATCTCACGCGAGTGCCATCCGCTGTTACCAATCCCATTATCCAGTTGGTAGCGTCGCATATTGTGAGCGTCCCTGTTTCTATTCAGCGGCAGTCGCAATGTCCGGAGGGCGTGGTGTCGATTGATCGGTTCACGTTAGACGAGATCCGGGAGCTCTTTGAAAATATGTGCGTGTTGTCAGGTGCGCCGTTGGACCTTTAGTTAGGTGAACAAAAAAAAAGAGGGAACCGCGTGATGAACGCGATTCCCTTTTTTGTTTTAATCTTCTTCTATGATGATGGGTGTGTGAGACGTAGTGGCAACAGCGAACTCGATGAGGTGTTGGACCTGTTGGCGTGCGTCGATGGTTGAAAGCTTACCAGCGATCTCGTCGCGAACAATGATGAAAACGGCATCAATGAGTGAATCCGTGACTGAGGGATGGGTGGTATTCTCAAATGTTTTACAGTCTCGCCGAATCGTTTCATCAGAGACACCGAGCCGACGGCCGATTTCAGATTTATTCAAGCCCTGGACACGCATGAGTTGCACTTGTGCGATCCGGGCATTGCGCCGCTCTTGTTTGCGTTGAATGGCAGTATCCCTGCCACGTTTGCGCGCCGCAGGGGTTAGGTTTTTGTGAACGTTTTCGTAACTCAAAATGGAATCTCCTTAAAAGAAAAAGATGCGGGGATTACACGTTCCCCGCGGACGTTGAATTTAATTCTTTTTGAAGGGACTTGATGAGTTTCAACTCGCCAGTGAGTGCAGGCGATGGATTCTCCCGAAGTTTCGCGCGAACTGAGCGTTCGCGATCCGAAAGGAACTGGACCATGTCTTTCTTCGTACTGAGAGAAACGAGGACTTGGGTCAGATTTGTGCACTTATACATTCTGATTCTCCTTTTGGGGAGTAGGGAGCGTACCCGAAGGCACGCTCCGCGGGTGAAAAGTTATTGGACAACTTCCCGGAGTGTGTCCAGCGTGGTGAGAATCTCGGCGTTTTTCTGTTTCATCATCGCCGCGGGGATCTCACACACCGGATCCGTTTCCCGGTAAGGATTGGGGTGTCTGACGCTGTGGAGCGTGTCATCAACATAGATAGCAGTCGCCCCTTCAACGTAGAAGGTACCGGCGATCCGCAACTCGATTTTGTCGAGCCGGAACGTTCTAGGGATGCGAGCCTTGCGCTTATTCATCATGTATCTCCCTTGTGAAAGAGTCGGAAAATCGGGGGTTTCGTTCATTCCTTTTGTCTGTGAACGGTGAAAGACCCTTCTGCCACTTCGTTGCAGAAGCCCGATTTTTCCGGAAAAGCGTGCTAAGCAGGATACTTAACACGCTTGTAGGTTAGATAAAATTCTCTTCTTTCAACGACACAAAGATGCCGTCGCCGATAATCACGTGATCGAGGACCTTGATCCCGATCTGATTCCCGGCTTCGATGAGTTGTTTCGTTGCCCGGATATCTTCTTGCGAAGGTTGCGGATCGCCCGATGGGTGGTTGTGGACGAGGATAATCGAGTTTGCGGATTCTTCAATCGCGAATCGGAATATCTCGCGCGGGTGAAAGACGCTGGCATTCAGCGTGCCTTCAAAGACCTGCGCTTCCGCCAAAACCGGAGAACCCCAAAGAAGATCCTCGTTTTGGGAGCGTCCCGTTCGTGTGACCTGCCCTTTCGTATCGAGACAGAGAACGCAAACGATTTCCTTCTGGAGATACCGGAGTTTGGACATCATCAAATCCGCCACGTCCGATGGGGATGTGATCTTCGCGCGATCGGCATGGGACCGAGCCAAGTTTTTCCCGAACTGGAGGCAGGCATACACCTTCTCGGCTTGCCGGGTGGTGCATCCCGAACGCTTTTCAATGAGAAACACGTCCGCGGAGCCGAGGTCCTTCAGAGAATCGAAAGCATCAAGGATCTGAAGGCAACGCTCTATTTTGATACCGGTGGCATCCGCGAGGAGTGCGGCATCGTCGGTGGGATCTAAGACGATCGCTTCCGGGGAATGGATCGCGGGTTGGGGTTGAGGAGAGGCGAAAAGATTCAGTTGATTCATTGTAAATCTCCGTTGCACTCCACTTCTAAGCGTGCTATACTTAAAAGTGGATTGCTGATAATCTGCACGTGTTCAGTGCAGGTGGTTCGTCTAACTTCGCTCTGGATGGCGATTTTTTAGGCTTGGACGTAACTTTCAGGCTCTATTAAGAACACGGTGGAAGGGGTGCAGTGTCTGTGGCAAGGCTTGCGCCCTTTCCATTTTTCCTATATATATTATACCACATTTCCAAAGTAATGTCAAATCTTTTTTCACTTTTTTTGCCGATTTTTTTTGCCAGCGTCGACCAGCCGAACCCGCCCTTTTTTACCCTGATTGTAAATTCCAGAAACCTTTCAGACACAATTCTATAGTGGCGTGCGCACGTATTTGAGCGTTAATCAGAAGTGAGCGTAGCGAACGGAGGCTTAAAAGCGAAGTATTGTGCGCATGGAACGGTGAGCATCAAAGAAAATTGAACTGCGGGGAAACATTATTTAAAACCTATTCATATATTGAGAGACTGGATGTTTACCAAAAAGCATAAGAGCCGTACATACAGGAAGTTCGGGGGCGTGGCAGGGCGGTGGGGGGGAGGGGGTGTAAAAGCGTGGTCTGATAGATATGCCGGCGTGTGTTCAGATGATGTTGTAGCATGGTGACGCTTGCCTTGGAGACAAAGCAAACGCTGGGGGTGGGGAGGCTTAACAGGACGGTTCGACGCGGGCAAAAACGTTTCGGGGGTGGGTGGTGGACCAGAGGGCTTTATGCGGACGCTTGCGTCTTTCGCTTGCGCAACTTATTTTAAACGCATGGCGTACTCGCCATACCTTACACACGCGAGTGTGACAGGGGTGGGGGTCGGGCGGTGTGGTGGTGGCTCAAATTATGCGAATTATCCTCTATCAAAAAAACACTTGACATAAAATAATAAAATTGAGTATACTATGATAGGAGGAAAAGAGATGAATTATCAGATGATTGCAGTCCAAGAATTAGAAAACGCAGCAGTCTCGCATTTGGAGTCGCTCGGTATTCGTGCGACACGTCAGAAAGCAGGTGTCCTTGAGTTTCATGCGAGTCTTTCACCCCAACGCGTTGAAAGCGACATCCGTGGCAGAATCCCGCACGCCGAGATCACCATCGAAGCCGACGGCAATGGCAGTAAAGGCACCGTGAAGGTAGCAGATGTTAAATCCTTTGACGAATGAGAACGTCAGGAAATTCATGAAGACGCTGTTCGGTAGACAGCAGAAAAAGCTACCGATGGGCGGCAGTCAGCAACCTGGACTTACGCAGCCCGTTCCGCGTGGCATGGAGGGCTACGAGAAAGTACGGATCCAGCATTCCCGGCGTGCGCGTTATAGAGACATCACCCAGATGATCGCCACGAACCCGACCGCTGACAGAATGCTGTTCAAGCTCGGACTCGATGCCTCGCTGGGTGGTCTGAGCGTTGAAGTTCAAAATACGATGGGCGTGCGTGCCATGTACCGTGCCCAGCAGATTGTCGATCGAACCCGTCTGCTCATTGAAGACGAAACCAAACTCAAAGGCTGGGTTGAAGCACTGCTCCGTGACGGCGATCTGTTCCTACAGATCTTAGTAAGAAACAATCCGCGCGAGATCGAGAACGTCAAGAAACTTGCCGCTGAAGTCACCCATTCCAACATGAACAACGAAGGAAACTTCCCTGAAGATAAACCCGCGTACTATCAAACCGATACCATCTTCAATCAGGAGATGGTTCGTATGTTCGACGAATGGGAGATCTCGCACGTGAAATGGCGCGACGAAGACGGCAAACCCTACGGTATCCCCTTACTCGCATCCGCACGACTCGCCTTCCGACGCTTGGAATCTGGTGAACAGAACATGTCCATCCGTCGGGCACTCGCTGCTGGTTTCCGGGAACTCATCAACATCGGTACCGAAGACGATCCCGCTTCTCCTTCAGAGATCGCCAAATTCCGTCAAGAGAACGCCAACACATTCAACGACCCACAGAACCCGTTTGCGAGTCTCTTTGGCAACGGACGTGTTTCCGCAGAGAATCTGAACACGGATGTGAGTGTCGGTGAAACGGCAGATATAGACTATTTTAAACACTACTTGGTCATGGGAGGACTCGCACCGCCTGGATCCTTACCCGGCTTCGAGAAATCTGCTCCCAATTACGCTGTGATCCAGATGCACGATCTTGACTACAACAGAACCATTCAATCGATTGCCTTCTCCATGGAAGGCGGTTACAACAAGTTTTTTAATCTCGGTTTCTTACTTGGCGGTGTGGACCCCGATTCCGTCAAATTACTTTATACCTGGGGGTCGAAAGACCGTGAAGCGCAACAAAAGAAATTCATGTATGCGAAGTCGGCACTCGAGCTGGGTGCATCTGTGGAAACTGCGTGGCGCATCGCGGACTGGGACGGTTATTCGTACGACGAAGAAATAGAAAAAATTAAGGCACAAATCGAGGCAGGTATTGTGCCCTATACTGGCATTAATTTATCCCCAACACGTTCAAACCTTACGGGTGATGATGATTCATCCATGGGGAACGGAGATCAAAAATGAACTGGAAACTCCGCAAACTCTTTGAGCTTGTGAAAAATAAGGGGATGAAACTTGCTGAAGTCTACGCCCTGATTCCTGGCTCTCAAGAGGTATATGAGCGAAACATCCGGAAGGCTCTGAAGACCAGTCCGCCTGCTGAATTTGGCGCGCATTCCTGGTCGTGGCTCGAAGCCTGTCTCGGACCCGCACCTGATAAGATCGTCGTCGAGGTCTCAAAACCTGACGGTTATTGCTACTTTGAAGTCGATGTGAACGTCGATGCTGCGGGTTCGATTACTTTCGGTACCGCAACAGAAGTTGAATACGAGTTGGTTTCAAAAGCTAAGAACGAGGCGCGCCAATTCCAAGAGTCCTTGGATCAGGTGAAACCGCAACCGCGTCGCTATGATGAAAGCATTGCAGCGAACCTGAGCCTCCGTGAATCTGAGGGGACATCCTATCTTTCCGTTGATTTCGCAGGTCAGGCAGATGTCCGAAATAGGAACGGGCGGATCTATACGCTCGAATGTCTTCAGGAAGCCGTTGAGGAACTTCAAGATCGGTTGCCACTTCCTTTTGGCACCGTCCATGAAGACCAAACCGATCTCGGGAAAGTCGCTGGGCTTATCCATGAAGTTACCTTCGATCCTGAAACGGGGAAGGTCTCTATCCCGAAGATCGAACTCCTTGATACCACCAGCGGAACGGATCTTAAAGAGATTCTTGATAAAGACGTTGCTGTTGAAATCTCACACCGTGCTGTTGGACAAGGATACCTTGATACAGATGAGTCAACGGGTCAGGAAACAGAATATGTGACGTGGCTCCGCTATGAAGGTATCGATACCGTGTGGCCAGGACGCTCCGGTTTCGGAAACACAAACCTTTTGCCGAAACCCGAAAGTGCACCGCCGACACCCGCAACGCCACCCGGAGCCCCTCCACAGCCAGGGACACAGTTGACCGAGACCCGTGTCGCTGAAATCGTTGCCCAAGGCATGGCAATCGCACTCACGCCATTGCAGACCCAATTCCAGCAGCAGCTTGACGAGCAGAAAAAGCAACAGGACAAGAATTCCGTGCGGGTTATTGCTGCAGAAACGATCGAAGAGGTACTGCTGGCGTATCCGCAGTTTGGGGATGTTGAGAAAGATGAACTCCGCCGTGTGGGTTTGGATGTCAACAGGGTCTACGAACGCGTTTCGTCGAACCCGACAGACCGAGCAGCAATCAAGGCTGCGCAGGAACGGCTGATTGAGGGACAAGTGGAAACCTTCTCGAAAATGCACGCTGCCTATAAGCTGGGTGCGAAAAACTTGCCGGAAGGACGATCTGGGTCCCGGTACATCAATCGCTATGGTGGGGTAACGACTGTCGAAGAGGTGATCGGTGAGTCCCCTTTGGATATCGCTGAAACCAATCGGATCGTCAATACTGCTGTTGATGCGATTTATCAAGGCAACACGATTTTGAAAGAGCAGTCCGAGCGGAACCAGAAACATCCGAACTTCCAGATCCATGCGAAGATCCTCGATCGGCAGATGCATCAACTCGCACCGGCGATCCAATCCGAAATGGATCGTGGACTGAAATGGGAAACCCTGCAGGCAGGCGTCGAAGTCCCTGTGAGTATTACCTCGATGTACATTGAACTCGTTGCTTGGAAGATGCTCACTGCGATTCCACACGTTCAGCTCCATCCGATGACCGTGCTTTTAGAGAATATCCCGATCGAAGGGTTTACCTCAGCCTATGGTAAAAAAGCGGGTCTGGATAAATGGGCGCAAGCCTCAAGTGTCGGTGAACATACCAATATCCCAACGAGTAAAATCGACTTTGGGAACCATGTGCTCGCAGCGTCTGCGCAGAAGTATGCGACGACCTATACCCAAGAAGCATTGGCGACGATCCGGAACACTGTGATGGATATCCAGACATCCGTTGTGGCACTCTGTGGTAAAGATCTCGCTGATATGATTGATGGGATGCTCTGGGAACTCATGGTTAACGAGGCGCTCGCAGGGAATTCCACGAAAGTCTCGACAGCAGAAGTCCTGACACCTGTTGGTGCGAAAGGCACAGCGACGAAATGGACAGCGGCGAATGCCGGCTGGATTACCTACGAATGGCTCGTCGTTAAGGATGACAATAACCCGACGCGATCCTATCCGCAGCGGTTGTTCCCTGCCGATGGTGCGACCGAGCAAACCACCTCCGGTATCACCCGGCAGGTGATGCATCTTACGGATGATCACTCGACGCCAACGAAATATGAGTATATGGACGATTGGACGTTTGATGCTGTGGACGGTACGATTACCCTGACGACTGCTGGAAGAACGAAGTTAACGGCTTCTAATGGAGACGATCTGAAGTTGACCTATCAGTACTCGGATAACTTCACAGCTTGGGATGCGACACTGCCAAGTGGTATGTCTTTCAAGGACCACCTGTGGGATCTTCGCTTTGCGATCTCTGCGGCACGCCAGAAGGTTGTCGATCAGAACTATAATCCGCATACAATCGCTTGGTCGTTTGCCGCAGAAGACCAGATCGCCGGTGGTGAAAACTTCCGTCGCGACGGACTTACCGTAACCGATGTTGTGGATGCACAAAATACTGTGCGCGACTTCGCTGGCACGATGCCAACCTGGTCAGCGAACTTCCCGAAAAAGTTTGTCCTTGTCTTTGAAGATAAGTTTGCGCTCTACGGGATCCATACACCGTACATGATGGGACCCCCGCAGATGATCGATGAGACGGGTGACCCGTTTTTGAGCGGGAACCAGTTCGCGGGTGCTGCGATCCCGAAATGGCAGAAAGCTTCTGTCGTTGGACTGCAGAACTTCCAGTATTTGGATTAATAAAAGTTTCCCTTATGCTGAGTGACGCTCAGTAAAGGAGGATAGAGTATCCTTCGATGTCTACCTGCCATGGGTTTTGGGGATAACCTCATATCGTTGGATACTCTTTTTTATTCTATGACGCGTGCTGAATTTATTCAACTTCTCCAAGACCTTGGGACGCTCGACGATCTCACAGCAGATCAGATTGGGGCGTACCTTGACTTCGGACTCAAGGCACTGGCGCAATATCAACCGCTCCGCTACCGGTTGATGGGTGTACCTACGGATCAGAGTAATAATGGTATCTATTCAAATGTGATCCCGACCGCTGCGATTGATGTCGAGGGTGTCTTTCAATACCAAACCGATATCCAGATTGAGTTTGAGGTCCAGATCGATTCGGTAACCCAAGCGCGGCAACTCTGGCTCAAGGGTGTCAAGCTCCCAAGTTTCTTTGGGATCACCACCTACGCCGGTCAGATCCAAGACTATTCTAACGACTATTATCCCTATAACTATCCTGGGCAGCCAAACCGATTTATCAGTCGACAGACCTACAAGAAATTTGATGTCGTCTACACGGCTGTCCCGACAGTACCGGATCTCAATCACACGCAGGAAACGGCTGTCAAATCATACGTCGAGGCAGAGGGCTACGGATACCGCGCGGGACTCGATGAGAACCTCTCTGATATCGTTGACCGCGGACCGGGCGGTGAATCGACAACGTTTCGCAATTCCCAGAAAGCCAAAGGCTATGAATCACTGGCAAAGGATTGCATGGCGGAGTTCAAACGGCTTGTGATCCGTCCGCACTTCAGTGGTGATAGCTTCGGTGAGATACAGACGTTCTGGGCACCCGGGGAGATTTCATAATGCCATATCTATGGACAGATACACAAACCATCCAAAACTATATCGGGAACGACACGATCGAGATAGGTACTGACGATGGGGATTTCCCGATGGTTTCTGCCGAGCAACACGAAAATGATGCTGTCGACGAGATTTCTCATCTCCTTGGTATCGCTTGGGCAGGATTCGGAACCCTTACCTCTGAAAATGCACCCGGTGTACTCAAACGCATGGCGGCACGCTTGGCAGCTGCGAAGATTGGTGTCTCCGTTGTTGGTGCTGCGCTCGGAGATATGCCCGGCTGGTGTATCCTTTACCGGAAAGAAGTTTTCTCCCATATCCGACGGATGCTGCTCGCTTACAAAACCACTGACCTTAGCCCATTGACACTTCGCTCGGATGTAACGCTCCAAGATGTCATGATAAAGGGGAAAATCCGTGAGTTCGAAGAACAGGCCACAGAGTAGACCGAATCTGGAACCTATCTATTTTGAGGTGCTCTCGGATCTGTATAACGGTGCGACCCAAAAAGCCGTCGCCCAGACGTACGGGCGTTCCACACAAACACTTAATGACTGGGCGCAACACCTAAAGCCAACACTCCAGGCTCTTACACCCCGACTCGCTGAAATCTGTTTCGGACAACAGGCATCTTCCACGCACTTTGATACCACCTTCAATGAAAAAGAAAAGCAGTGGGAGATCACCCAGCGCATTGAAAAGAAAAACTTTGATCCCGATATCCGACGTGCCGTGCGTGAAGCCGAGAAACTTCTCAGACACGTGCGCACGCTCTCTTTCCCCGCATCCTCGCTTCCCGATTACCTGATTCCCGTCGATTTTCAGAAAGGTATCCATTACGTCGCGGCTATGGTGCCGGAGATTCCAGAAGAAATGAAGAAACTGGATCCTGTCACGTGCGACGTTGAACTCCGCCTACAGTTTGATGTCGAATCCCTTGAGAAAAATGAGGATACCGAAGTCCTCCAATTTGAACTCCTGAATCGATTGCTCACGACCGTTCATGAGATGGTGGTACGTGATGGTTCTGTTCGTGTGACACGCGTACATCGACAGTACAAACTCTCGAAAATGGATGTTGATGCCTACAAGGTTTTCCGGAAAAAGAAGCTCGACGCCCAACTCAAGCAACTCCAGGAACTCGACTCTGAACGCATTCAGCGCGATGCCTACTACTGGAACGAGATCACACTCTCTGATGAAGTCGTCGAGCGACTCAATGATTACATGGAAGCCTATCACGAGTATCTCGAAGAACAGGAATCTGATGATGAAAATAAACCCCGGGATGTTTCCTCGAATGTCTATGTTGTCGCCTTTACGGATCGAGACACCTGGTTCTATGATGAAAAAGGGAATGGGTCGCGACGGAGACTTAAGAAACTCAAAGATGCCCTTTCCCAACGCCAAATGATAAAGGTTGCCGTCAAGACAAAAGGATTCTTTTATGTGCCCCGCGGGAAAGTCAAAGCGTCATGGAATACTGAGGAACGCGAGCAACTCCTGCGCGGTGGACGGAATACCGGTAAAACACTCTCCAATGCCTATCGCTCGCATATCGCTGCGTGTAAGTACCCAGGTGCCCGTATCCTTGTGGTTCGACTGGTTTATGATCGGATCCTGGACTCTTACCTGCCGACCTATGAATCGAAGATCGGAGGCTTAGATCGTGCCCTGGGTATTTCTCAGAACCTGATGGTTAAACGTGAAGGCACCTCTCCGCCAACAGGCTACACGTATTGGAACGGATCTTTTATCGCCTTTGCTGGCATGTCTGATCGTGAAGGATTGCTCTCCCAAGAATGGGATATTATTCACTCCGTCGAGACAACACAGCTCTCAGAATCCGATTGGGCTTATATGACTTCATCTCTCGGACGGGGTGTCGCAAAGAATACACCCTACCATTTCATTGCCGGTGATTGTAATCCACCTGAAGCCGGACGCTATCACTGGGTCTATAAGCGGCAAGAACTCTGTAACTTCGATACCGATTATTTTGATAACCCTGAACTCTATAACGCTGAGAAGAAACAGGAGACTGAAACAGGGAAGCCTTATCTCGACTCACTCCGCTCTCTGCCACCAGAAGAACGCGCACGTTTCTATGAAGGTAAAGTCTTTCTCTCCGCAGATCGTGTCTACTCGCATTTCTCGCCGTCGCGACACGTCATCACGAAAAAAGAGTTCGCCAAACGCCTCCGAAAAGGACTCACCGCGAAACGGGTCTTCCTCGGACAGGATTCAGGGTATCGTCCGAACCCTGGCGTCTTACTGCTCTGTATGGTTGGTAGTGATGGTGCGTTTTATGTTATCCGTGGCACCGCACGTGTTGAAACACCCTACGAGGCATGGGAACGGCTCGCACTCATCTACGCACGCTGGAGTCGGTTGTTTCTCCATAAATCTATCGAGAAACTTTATTGTGAACATGATCCACAGATCCAAGATCGTTTCAAGAAATGGGGATTGCCCGTCGAGCCTGCGGACAAAAAAAATAAACTCAACGGGATACGGGATATCCAAGACATGTTCTATGAAAAGGATCGGATCTTTATCGTCCAGGAACATTATGACTATCAGTGCGAAAAGTTTCGTGAACAGAATGTCCCCTACACACTCATCGAGGAAGCTGAGAACTACTCCTTCTCCAAAAAACATAAAGATACCGGGAAACCGCCTGAACCTAAAGACGGAGATGACCACTGGCTTGATACCATGCTCTATATCGTGCGCTCTGCCCGACTCGGACGCAACGCTGTGGTGTATACTGAAGTGGCAACGTTCACCGCTGCCCAGGTGGAAGCGAAAATGATGGATGCACAAGCCAAACGCTGGAAACAGTATGAGGCAGATGGGCTGATTCCGAACTCTCCGTTGGATAGAGAACCGCCGAAATCTAACGTTTTTGGAGATTCAAGGGATTCGTGAAATAATTCACGCTATTTCTTAGGAGTCGCTGAACGTTGTTTGAAGTCAGTCAAATGATTCTTGAGATAATTCAAGAAAGCACTGTGTCTTGAAAATGGGGTCAAAATGCTGATCCCTTGATTTTACGGATGTCTTTCCTTCTGACCGTTGAGCGTATCCATCAGACAAAGAAATGTTGAGGCTCCAAGATGTTTTTTTGAAGGGCTTTATGGCTGAGGCAAGTGCTGAACCCCGTGACGCTTATGCACGTAATCGGGCATTAGCGATGCGTGGGTTCAGCACGGACTGGGCGATGGTTAGCGTCAGCGGTTTGCGTGTGCGCCTGCGTACTCGTAGGTGACACAGGCAAAAACCATCGCCCAGTGGTGCGGGCAGTTCAGTTGCGTAGCAACGCCGGAAGAAAAGCCGTTCCTTGCGGAGCAAGGTGATTTTTCACTGGCATCGCATTTGTGCTTTTTCCTGCCAGCGAAAAATAGGCTTTTCTGGGGACTGCGCGCACGATGACACAAACCAACGTCAATGACCCAGACATAGACCGCAAACGCCTGCTTCTTCCTGTCCAGCAGGTGCTTTGCGACAATTGCCACGTGGCTACCTGCGAGAGCAGGTGGTAGGCATTGCCTTCTTTGGACTTGGGCAATGCCGTCCTTGAGCAGGCGTATCTTTTTCTTCGCCTGCGTTCCTGCGCTCTTTGTATTGCGCATCTGACTCTTGGCTGGCGTATCCTTTCTTCGCCTGCCATATCAATGGAGTATCATGAAACCAATCATCACACTTGATCCAAAGCACAAGAACCGACTCAAACTCACTGGCACGCTCCGACGGCTTGAATGTGATGCCGGCTACTTGCCTGTGCGCGGCTATTTCCAACTCAAGCCTGCCTCAAGTGGTGGACTCGATAACAAGGGAGCCTGGGAACAGTTCTGGGATGTCTGGGGGATGCATAAGTCTCAACTCAAATCAGAAGGGGTGTCGGTGCGAAAAGAGAAAGGGAGATGGGTGATCTATTATCGTCCACCAGGTCATATCAAACTCGATGAGAAACTGCTGTATTCACGGCTCTGGGAGTAAGTATGGTTGTCAAGTGTCAGGAATGCGATAAGGCTTTTGAACCTCCATTTGACTCAGCAGAGTTCAAGGTCTGGATCGATGCCTGCGCCGAGGTGGAAGAATATCTCTGCTTTACCTGTGCCGGTATTGATGGTATAATAGGCATAGATTCTATTGAGATTTTGTTAGAGGAGGACTCTGAATGATTTACTTACATCCTTCCGAAGTTAGGTGGATATATAAAAACCAATTTCCTATGTGGTACGCTTACCTTGAAGCATTACATAATATTAACCAGAATGTGCAAGGTCATATTTGGGGAAGGTGTAGGAGCTGACAGATGCCGAAACCGACAATGCTTGAACTCGCAATCAAAGAATGGGGCGTTTTACGCGATGAACTTTTAGATACCTATTGTGCTTATTGCGGTGAGAGCCATCAACGCTATTATAGCCCTGAATTCATTTATCTTGTCCGCAGTGAAACGAATTTGGACCTGATACGTAGGAGTCCGGCGGATCCGCTTTCCCTGGATAGTGTTCTGCGGGAACGGGAATGCCTTTACGAGCTAATTGATGCTGTGAAAGACGAGAAATCCGAATTTATGCGAAAATACCGAAATTCTCCCCAAGATGCCTTCGATCTGGCAGTTTTACGCCAAATTGAGCGAAATATTCCCTTTTCTGTTGATTTTTAGTGATTTTCCCCTTGACAAATGCATGTAAATGTCTTATACTACTTACGCCTCACATCCCGTGGGGTGTCCTGTTAGGACGAGGCAGTTCTGGATAGGGACTGTCTCACTTCGCTATCCACGGAGTTGCTAACGGGGCTAATCTTAATATCTAACAGGAGATTACCATGAAAAAAGAATGGATAGATCCGAATGACATTTATCTTGCGTTGTATCTTAACCCGCGTGAATTGAACCAGGGTTTCATCGAAAGTCTTGTGGAGTCGATGCAGGTACAAGGGTTCTTACCGCAGTATCCTGTCGGGGTGTTTCCGGCAGATGCGCTGAGTTGTGTTGAGATGATCGAGCGGGATAAGCTACCTTTTGTGTGTGTCTCCGGCATGCACCGAACGACTGCTGCGCAGACTGCAAAGATTGATAAGATTCTCTGTAAAGTCTATGAGGGCGGCGATGACGAGTTCATTGAAATGATGATGACGGATAACCTTGAGCATGATCCGGCACGGAACTCAGAGCTTGGGCAGGTTTTCACACAACGTGAAAAACGCACAGCGTGTCAACGGCTTTTGTACATCCCGAAATTCTTGCGGATGACGAATTCCGCACTCGCAGAAATGTGGCATACCTCTGAAGCGAATGTCAGAAGATGGCGGAAAGATGTGGCTTCGTCATTTGACGAAGGGTCTGGGACGACCCGTTTCATCCCTGCAAAGCTTCGGCAACTCGGTGTTACGTCTGAACGTTTACAGGAACTCCAGACGATTAACACGAGTCAAGCGCGTGAAGATGCACAGGGTAACGTCATCCAGATCCGCACAGCTCCCAAGGAACCGACGGACGAAGAGAAGTCAGATTTCTGGAAACAGATACGCTCAGATGCCGGTGATGGCTGGTACGATGATGACGATGATGGCGACAGGTGGATGGATAGGCACGGCATTGACGAATTTAGCCATGTGCGTGAGTATATCGCTGAGAAATATGGCGTAGAGGAAAATTATCGGCTCTACGAGGATCTCACGATGCGCCAGCTCCGAGATGTACATGGTGCGATTCTTTCCGATGATGCCGAGTTTATTGCTGGATGCAAGGCGGTTACGGAGCGAGAAAAGAAACTGGATGCCTTGAAAAAGGATTTCCGTCAGAACTGTGGTCTCATCAAAAAGTGGCTGCTCAAGGAATTTGTACAGGGCAACGAATGGTCGGAGGCATATAAAGAGTGCCGGAAAGCCTTCGCTGCGGCAGCTCATGAGAACGGGCATCTTGAGTATTGTGAGGAAGATTACAACTACCCAACGAAAGAGTCAAAGCCAGAAACCTATGAGCGAGCAAACGAGATTGTACTCGCTGTCCAGCGTGATATTGCTAACGATGCGTCCTGGATTTTTGCGTTCCGGGATAAAATGGAGAAGGAAACTTTCGAGAAACGTCAGAAGCTTGAAAAGGGTTGGGTGAAGTCTAAGAAGGCATTGGCAAAAGCGTTTACTGCCTATCCGCGTAATATTTCACCGGCGGCTTTCTGTGCTGCTCTGGATGGTAATTATTACGAGAAATCCGGGACACATTTCAAGTTGTTTGGGCAAAATGAACCCAGCTCCCGTGTCCATGACCAGAAGATTAAAGACCAGATCAGTCGGTTCCAGCGTATTACACGGGAACTCAAAGCAGATGCAGACTGGGTGCAGAAGATTCCAGTGGACCAGGGGATTGCTCTGAAACTCGACGAATATGCGGATTTTGAGATTTCGCATATCTATATCGAGGTGAAGGGTACGAACGGGAAAGTCTTCCACCCGGAAGGTGCTGTTTTCAGTAATGCGAAATATGACGAAGATGAGGATGGCAATCTCAAGTCGAAGGGGCTGAACCTCGATGCCGAAGCAATTGCGTGTTTGTCGGAAGCCACGAAAGCGAATCTCCTGACGATCTGCCGGAAAAATAAGTTTTCGCATTACACGAGCCACTTTGATATACAAGGGCCGAGAGAGGAAGACGATGGCGAGAAATGAAATACTTAACTATCTTCACACACTGGAACCGGATTGTATCATAGGGTTAACCCGCTTTATTGAAGTCCAGAAGTGTTTTACCGATTGGTGTGAGGATCTCGCTGAGGAACTTGATATTGAGGATGTTGTTGATATTCAGAATGGCATTTATGAGCTGGAGAATGCCAAGATCCTCTCTCTAAACATGGAACTGGACTATGTTTTCAATGTTGAGTTCCGACAACCGCTGGATCCGAATCAATTGCTGATACCTTTCTGGAAGGAGGTAGGTAAGTGAAAGGCTACCAAACCAAATCAATTCGATGCCTGGGTATTGACCCGGGCATCGCTAATACGGGATTCGCCATTGTTGGCTTGAGCGAGAACAGGTACACGCTGATGAAGTGCGAGTGTATTCAGACGGACGCAGACAAAGAGAACGGGAGGCGGTATGCGGAGATATTCCATAGGCTTTCTGAGATACTCCTGGATAACCCAGTGGACGCGGTTGTTGTCGAGTCGGTGTTTCATAACAAAAATGTCTCGAGTAGCAAAACGACGGCAGGGGTCATCGCCGTTGTGGAATTGCTCTGTGCGCAGCTGACTGTGCCGTTGATGCAGTTAACCCCACAAACTGTCAAGGGGGCTGTTGGGTGTTTGGGGAGTGCTTCAAAGAGCGAGGTGATGCGGAACGTCAAGGTACTGCTTAAGACGAGTTTTGAGAACCTCAAAATACATCATGCCTCGGATGCGGCAGCTGCTGCAATTGCGGGGATCTTAGAGAAACGGTCTTTGCCCTTTCGGGAGGAGAAATAAATGTTAGTTCGAGTACCAAATATAGATGCGCATTTTGATATGCTTGAAGATATTGATGGGCACATGTTCAAAATATCTGCTCCGCAAATAGCGAGGCTTCAAACACAGTCTCTGCTTGCGAAGATTGAGAAAAAGATTCTTAAAGATGATAAAGAGAACACAGTCATAATGATTGAGGAGCCACCGCACCGGCATGAAAAAGCCGTTCAGGTTCACTTAAAGCGGATGGGAAGGCGAGTGGACGGGAAGCGGAATCATAATATCCATGCATTTTTCATTCCGTCGGAACTGTTCAAAATCATGCTGGATGAAATCGCTGACTGGGATGAGTTTTGAATAAAGTGGCTCTGTCCATCAAAACTTAACGAGCAGTAATAAAATTAGGGGGTTTTCGGTGGAAAATCCCCTTTTTTTTGGGCAATTGGCATGCTGAATGCTACGAAATGGTTCAAATGTCAGATTGAACGTAACGTTTTAGTGCAAACGTTACGTTCAAAGAAAATCTAATTAGTCGTTCACAGACTCAGGTGGGACAGGTTTTCGCGAGAAACGCATGGAACCTGCGACCCAGTTGGGAGTTTTTTAATAATGTTGGGCAGATTTTCTGACATACCCAGGTCATGAGAGACGAGCCTACTTCAGGATGACCATCTTGCGCAGTGACGACAGTTCATCGGTTTCCAGCTGGTAGAAATACACACCACTCGCAACAGACTCACCGAGCGCATTCCGACCGTCCCAATACGCCGCACGTTCCCGATCGGTGTAGTAGCCGGCGGACTGCTGACCTAACGGCAAGATTCGGACCACCACACCGTTCGAGTTGTAAATCGTGAGTTTGACGTTTGTATCCGTCGCCAATTCATACGGGATCCAGGTTTCCGGGTTAAACGGATTCGGATAGTTCGCCAAGAGCTGCGTTTTCTCCGGGCGCGCCATCACGATCAGCTGCTGGAGATAGGTGAGGATCCGGAGTGTGTCCGGCGACCGATCGCCTGTCGCGATGAGCAGATCGATCTGTTTCTGGAGCCGACTGACCTCAAGCGCACTGAACTGCGTGCCAAGGAGTGTCGGCGCAGAGGCTGCACCGCCGCTACGGTTCGCAGAGACCGCAGACACATCAAAGATGTCTACCTTGCCATCACCGTTGACATCATACTTGGCATCGGAGACCCCGGCGGAGACGGCGACGATGAGTGCATCCACATCCTTGCTATCAACGGAGCCATCTCCATTGATATCGTACTTAGACGTAGAGGCAGTCGTCGTTGTGGAGGAGACCGTTGTCGTCTTGGGTGCTTTGATATTGTTGGAAATCACCATATCGCCCGGATTGCCTAAACCGCTGACGACGTTCTGGATCTTACTGCCGTCGAGTGCAGAACTTTGGATCCTGCCCCGCGAGTTGGTCCAGTAGAGTTTATTGCCTCCGGTATCGACGGCGATGCCATTCGGCGCGGCTTGGAT